TCGGTTCAAGAGCGGCACAAAAGGAACGCCAGGACAGGGCGATAAATCAGGTTGGTACATAGCTTTTCATGATGGTGTACCGGCAGGCCGGTTTGGTTGCTGGCGTGCAGGGCATGAGCAATCTTGGGTAGCCAATGTCGGCAGACAACTCACCGTTGCTGAACAAATGGCGCAAACCAGACGCATGGCAGAAGCCAAGCGAATAAGGGACGAGGAACGCAAGAAGCAACAGGAAACAGTGGCGGAAACTGTCGAGACTATCTGGTCAAACGGCCTTGGTGCGTCACCCGATCATCCCTACCTTCAAACCAAGGGAATTCAGCCACACGGCGCAAGAGTAGACAGCGCAGGGAGGTTGATGACACCGCTGTACAGCGATGACGGATCGTTATCTTCGCTGCAGTACATCAACGACACTGGGCGCAAGTTATTTCACACCGGTGGAGCAACAGGCGGTAAGTTCTGGATCATCGGTGAAATTGGTCATTCTTTATATATAGCTGAGGGTTACGCTACGGCGGCGACGATCTACGAGTGTACAGGTCAAGCGTGTGCAATCGCTTACAGCGCATCCAATGTTATTCACGTCGCTCGATTCATGCGCGAACGGTACGGCATAGCGCAGAACATTGTGATTGTCGGCGACAACGATGAATCAGGAACAGGCCAGAAATACGCAGAGCAGGCCGCTACAGAAATAGGTGCGCGGTTAGTGATCCCATCAATAATCGGTGATGCAAACGATTACGCGCAAGCTGGTCATGATTTGGCTGGTTTACTGAATCCACCATCCGATGATGATGAGTGGCTCATTCACGCTGATGAATTTAGCAGTCAACCCGCCCCTATCAAATGGTTGGTTAAGGACTGGGTTCAGGATCAGGCTTTCATAATGGTTCACGGCCCTAGCGGCGGCGGTAAGACGTTTTTTGTGATGGATATAGCCAACACCATTGCGTCTGGTTTGGGTGAATGGAAAGGCCACAAAGTCACACCAGGGACAGTTGTTTACTTAGCGGGTGAAGGTCATCATGGCTTGCGTAGCCGTATCGCCGCATGGAAACAATATAACCAAGTCAGTCAGATGAATATGTACGTTAGTCGGCATGGGTGCGATTTAAATACAGCGGAAGGGTATCACAAGGTATTAGAGTCTGTTAGAAAACTACCTGAAACTCCACGTTTAATAGTAATTGATACCTTACACAGGTTCCTGAAAGGCGACGAAAATTCGTCGGAAATCGCTAAAACCATGATTGATGCGTGTGGTTTGTTGATGCGTGAATTTAATACATCAGTATTATTAGTACACCATACCGGAAAAGATGAAAATTCACAAAAGGATGGTCGCGGTTCATCGGCTTATCGCGGTGCTTTGGAAATAGCTATAAGCGTTGTACCGGCTACAGAGTCAACACCAATACAGATTATACAGCGTAAAGCCAAGGACTCAGAACTTGCACCCGACAAGCACATGCGACTTGAAAAGGTGATTATTAACGGATGGTTTGACGAGGATAATGAACCGGTAACTAGCGTGGTCATGGTTGAGGATGATGCGCCGGTAAACAGCACCAAGAAAAGCGCAAAACATACTAAAAACCTGAAAGTAATGGAACGCGCATGGTGGGCCAGTGGGACGGAAATAAGAATGGATTTACCTTACGTCACGCGCTCGGCTTTGCGCGATCTAATGCGCCAGGATGGCAAGGCAGAACAGACTATTAAAAACGCCATGAACGCGAATAACGAGGGCAAAATGATAGCCTCAATGCTGGCGGATGGCGTTATTGAAGCATACGAAAATGGGTTCATCGTGACAGATGAAATTGAGGCATCAGCGTGGCTCTTGGCAGTCTGATACAAGTACCCAAAGTACCCTTTAGGTACCCTGGGTACCTGGGTACCAAAAAGGATCAAATCAACGACTTACGAGGTACCCAAAGTACCCCTACCCCCCTTTAGGGGTAGGGTACTGGGTCACCTGTCGGTGATCGGCGTGTTGAGAGTACGAAAATTGAGCAAAAAATGAGCATCACACTGAGACTAGACTATCCACCATCCGCGAACCGCTATTGGCGTTGTTTTCGCAATCGTATGGTGCCTAGTGCAACGGCGACAGCGTACAAGAAGCACGTCAAGACCGTGGCTCACACAGACGGGCTTGTATTGCACAAGGATTCTATTTGTGTCAATATAAAACTACTTCCGAAACTCACGGTTAAAGGCGACGCCAGCAAAATAATCCTTGATCTTGATAATTGCCTTAAAGTGGCATTAGATGCGCTTCAAGGTGTGATTATCGAAAACGATAATCAGGTTAAGGAAATACACGCTAGTTATGGCGCACCAACACAGAACGGCGGATTGATAGTTGAAGTAACAAGGATTAAAGATGCAAAGGTATAAGTCAGAATATCAACCGACGTGGAAACTGATTTCAAAAACACCGCCACCAACAGGAACCAAGATATTATTAAGAATGAAATACGGAACCGCAGTTATAGGCCAGTATTATGAAGAAGGCGGTTTTACTCATTGGTGTGGTTTACCTAAATTGAGCGGCGACGACAAGCATGACATGGTGGGGTGAGATGGGTATTAGGCGCGAAGTAACAGGGAAAGTATTCGGTAGCTGGCGAATACTTCATGACGTTGAATCGAAACACAACACTCGATGCGTGTCGGCTCAGTGTGCTTGCGGCACGATCCGAACATCGTACTTGCACAACTTGACGTCAGGCCGCTCAACCTCATGCGGCTGTCAGCAGAAGGTCAAGTGTAGTAAATTTATGAAGCAATACTGGCAAAATAAACGAGGGGAATAAATATGACTGAATTGCGCGATTATCAATTCATGGCTACTAGGACGGCTAAGAATCTTGGATTCAGAGACGGCTTGATCCATGCCGCGCTTGGCTTAACAGGTGAGGCCGGCGAGTTCGCTGACGCTGTAAAGCGCGTGGCGGTTTATGAGGGCGCTCCGAACCGCCAACACATGATTGAAGAACTTGGGGATATTTTGTGGTATGTTGCTTATGCGTGTGAGGTTTTAGGTGAACCGCTTGAAATTATCGCTAGGGATAACATCGAAAAGCTGAAAAAACGCTACCCTGACGCTTACAGCGACTTTAACGCGCATGCGAGGTTAGATAAATGATGAAAGCGGATGCAAACCAGGTTGGCGGATTGCATTACAACAGAATGGAAATCCAGCCGTGGACGGCGATGGAGTCATGGTTTACGCCCGAGCAGTTCGCTGGCTTTCTGCGCGGCAATGCGATCAAGTACCTGGCCCGCGCTGGCAAAAAAGGCGACGCGCTGGAAGATATAAAAAAGGCGCAACACTATCTTGATAAGCTGATTGAGGTCATGGAATCTGGTCATGGTTAAAGGTGTCGAACAAATATGCGCAACATGTGAGTTTTATGGTTACTATAGATTTGATACTTTTAGCTGCATTTGCACTCTTAATCCTGGTTCAGTTGAAGAGTCAATAGTTGAGCCAACGGACTCTTGTGATCGGTGGCTCACAATTCAGAATGTTCAGAGTGAAAAATTATGAAAAAAGGAAAAGGCAACCCAAATCCTGTTTCACGGGCTGGAAAGCCCAATAAAGCAACTTCAGCGGCGCGCGAAGCAATAGCGATGTTTGTGGATAACAACGCGCACCGCTTAGAAGGATGGCTCGATCAAGTGGCGCAAGATAATCCTGAAAAGGCTTTTCAGCTATTTCAGTCTGTCGTTGAGTACCACGTACCAAAGCTGGCGCGAACCGAACAGACTCTGACAGGCGCGGATGGTGGGCCGGTTGAGCATTCGGTTCAGATAAAATTTGATGAATAAAGTCTAATGTTTTGCAACGCGGCAGGGAGGCATCCCGTCAGATTTTCGCAACTGACAGCCGCGTTTTTATTTGCGAACCTTAGCGAGAGGAATTCAATGATTACGCAAGAACGACTGAAAGAGCTGTTTGATTATAAGAATGGATTTTTAATCAACAAGGTGTCTCGATGCTCTACATCACCTGTCGGCAGAATTAGCCAAAGAACGCGAACTAACGGCTATAGCGGCACGTTTGTTGATGGCACTGAGTACGCTACTCATCGCCTCATTTGGCTCTATTTCACTGGCTTACATCCTAATGGCGACATTGACCATATCAATGGGGTACGATCAGATAATCGTTTTGAAAATCTTCGAGAAGCGACTCGTGCGCAAAACATGCAAAACGAAAAACGCGCAAGACGCACAAATAAATGTGGCCTGTTGGGCGTTTCATTGCATGGCACAAGATGGAGGGCGCAAATCGTAATTGATGGAAAACGAATTGGTTTAGGATCGTATGCAACGCCAGAGCAGGCGCATGAAGTATATTTGGCAAAAAAGAAAGAACTTCATCCATTCCAAACAATAGCCTGATGGAAACAATCGCACACTTTCCACCGAAGATGCGGCCATTGTTTGAGCCGCATCGCTACAAAGTCTTTCATGGCGGCAGAGGCTCAGGGAAATCCTGGGCTTTTGCTCGCGCCCTGTTGATTCAATCAGTAGAAAAAAAACTTAGAATTCTTTGCTGTAGAGAAGTACAAAAATCTATTAAACAATCAGTTCATCAACTTTTGGTAGACCAAATACAAGAGTTGGGTTTTGGTTATTTGTTTGACGTTACAGACATAGCAATCCGCGGCAAAAACGGATCGGAATTTTATTTTTCTGGTTTAGCGACTCACACGGTAGAAAGCGTCAAAAGTTACGAAGGCGTTGATCGTGTATGGTTAGAGGAATCACAAAATATCAGCAAAAAATCACTTGATATTTTAATTCCAACTATCAGGAAACCAGGATCAGAAATATGGCTTTCATTAAATCCAAACCTTGAAACGGATGAGGTGTATCAACGTTTTGTTGTGCAGCCGCCGGATGATTGCGTTGTGGTGCAAGTGAATTATGACGATAACAAATGGTTTCCAGAAGTCTTAGAAAAAGAAAGGCTACACTGCAAGAAATACAGACCGAAAGAATATGAAAACATATGGGAAGGCAAGCCGCTGATAGTGGCTGAAGGCGCAATTTACGCTGACGAATTCCAAGAAATGGTTGACCAACATCGCATCAACCTGGTGACTCATGATCCAATGCTTAAGGCGCATTGTATCTTCGATTTGGGCTGGAACGACGCGATGACTATCATCGTGGCGCAACGCGCAGGCTCAGAAATTCGCATTATTGATTACATTCAAGAGTCATTCCACACGCTGGATTGGTACTCAAACGAACTCAAAAAACGCCCGTACAACTGGGGCAAAATCTGGCTTCCTCATGACGGCGTAACTAAAGACTACAAAACAGGCAAAAGCGCACTAGACATAATGACGGCGCTTGGCTGGAACTGCGAGATTATCCCCATTGGCGAAGTCGAACACGGCATACGGCTGGCGCGTATGTTGTTTCCCAGGCTTTGGATGGACAAAGAAAAAACCACACTTCTACAAGAGTGCTTAAAACGTTATAGGCGAGCAATCAATTCAACGACAGGCCAGCCCACCGGCCCCTTGCATGATGAGTATTCACACGGCGCTGATGCGTTTAGATACCTTGCGACGTGTGTGGATATGTTAAAGAATGATAATATAGTCAAAAGACGACGCGCTGACGATTATAGAACCGGCGACTGGATGAGTTAACACAGGAATCCCAATGGCAAACTTAGATACCGATAGCATTTACAACTCACTCGGACTCGGCGCTGATACCGACGTGGACGACACTGACCAAGAAACTCTCAGGGAAATACGCCAGCGGTTTAGCGACGCGGTTGAATTCAGCGCGACGGTCAGACAGGAAATGCTTGACGATATCCGCTTCGCAAGGTTGGGCGATCAGTGGAGCGAAGCGGCCAAGTACGACAGGAACCGCCCTGGAAAAGAGCGCCCCATGCTGGTCGTCAATCGGCTATTGCAGTTTAGGGATAGAGTTGTCAACGAAATCCGGCAAAACACGCCAAGCATTAGAATCAGGCCGGTCAACGATGGTGCAGACCAAGAAACCGCCGAGGTTTTGATGGGACTGGTTCACCATATACAAGACAATTCTAATGCCAGTATTGCGTACGACACCGCCGTCGAGTGGCAGGTTGACGCTGGTTTAGGTTATTTCAGAGTGCGGAATGATTATGTGGACGATACTTCATTCGATCAGGATATATTTATAGACCGCATCCCTGACCCGATGAAGGTTTACTTTGACCCACACAGCAAACAGCCTGACGGCTCAGATGCTGAATGGTGCATCATAGCCGAGGAAATCAGCAAGGATGAATTCATGCGCATGTATCCCGATGTTGATGAAACCTCATTTGAGGCCGCTGGAAATGGGGACATGCAAGGTTGGTATACCAAGGATTCTGTACGCATTGCAGAGTATTATTATCTTGAGTACGACGAGACTCAGGAAATTTATGACGAAGAAACAGGGCGCTCTCGCACGATACAGCCTAAGCGTTGCATGTGGTGCAAAGTTACTGGCGACAAAGTGCTTGAGCGTACCGAACTACCGACTAAATACATTCCTGTAATTCCCGTTATTGGTCACGAGATATGGGTTCAGGGTAAACGCTATTTATCCGGTTTGATTAGAAACGCCAAGGACGCACAGCGCCTGTACAACTATTACTTGAGCGCCAACGCGGAAAACGTAGCACTCGCACCTAAAGCACCGTTTATCGGCGTTGCTGGTCAGTTTGAGACTGACCCGAATTGGGGCCGAGCAAACAAAGAGTCGGTTGCATATTTAGAATATGATCCGGTCAGCATCGCAGGAACTCCCGTCGGCGCACCTCAACGCGCCATGCCGCCGCAAGCAAGCAGCGCAATTATGGATGCAATCCGATTGGCTGAAAATGACATTATGCAAAGCATGGGTATCTATCAGCCGTCACTTGGCGCTCAATCGAATGAGACCTCAGGACGTGCATTACTGCTTAGACAAAAGCAATCCGAAACAGGTAACTTCCACTATCAGGATAATCTTAACCGTTCAATCCGGCATTGTGGGCGCATCATCGTTGACATGATCCCAAAAGTATACGATCGGCCTCGCGTTGCTCGCATACTTGGCGAAGATGGTACACCGCGCACTGTTAACCTTGATCCTAATCTACCGCAAGCTTCTGTTGGTACTGATAACCCAGCGATTGATTCAATCTATAACCCAACTATTGGTCAATATGACGTGGTGTGCGATTCAGGCCCAAGCTATGCCACTAAACGCGATGAAGCAGCAAATATGATGCTGGCGTTAACCCAAGCCAATCCCGCGTTGTTCCAGTCTATTGGCGATTTGATGATGAAAAACATGGATTGGCCTGGTGCAGAGGAAATTAGCAAAAGGCTTCAGATGCTATTGCCTCCACAACTCCAGCAAATAGCTGGCGGTGACAAGGTAGATCCGCAAGTTATGCAGGCTCAACAGATGATCGAACAGATGGCCGATCAGATGGAGCAAATGAGCGCAGAGATGCAACAGCTACGCGATCAGCGTGCAATCTTGCTTCAAGAAAAGGAACGCGAGTGGTTTGACTCTGAAACAAAACGAATGGAAGTTGAAGGCAAGATCATGATGACGGACAGCCAGTTACAAGCGGCTGTAAGGGACAACATCATGCTTATGATGGGTATCGGCACTCAACAATCACTTGAGCAACAACCTGAATTTGAGCGGCTGGAAGCGCAACTAGAGCAACCCGTACAAAAGCCACAACCACAAGGCGGCGCACCGTCACCTGCTAGAGGCGCTGGCAGCATGACACGCGAAGCAGATACAGAAGCACTTACCGGCGAAGCAAAGCCTGGCGAGTCTGAATAATTCAACACAACAGGGGATAACGTTATGACAGAGGAAAATGCAGTCTTTGAGACAGTAGACGATAATCTGACTACAGAAACCGTAGAAGATGCAGCCAGTGATCCGTCCGAGATTGAATCGGAATCACTTGAGCAGGATCAGGCTAACGAGGAATTAGCAGACGCTGACGATTCAAAAAAGGATCCGTGGTACAAGCGGCGCATTGATGAACTGACCCGAGACAAGCACGAGGCCAGACGACAGGCTGAACGACTTGAAAAGATACTGGAACAGCAAGAATCCATGATGCGTCAGTATATGCCGCAGACGGCTCCAGAGCCTCAAGGCATTATGCCGCCTGACCCGTCGCAATTTGCTGGCGGCCAGTACGATCCGCGTTATATTGACGCAATGATGCAGTACACACGCGAGTCAGCGATTCAGGAAGCAAGACAGGCAGTTGCGGCGGAATATCAGCAACGCGAACAGGCGCAAGCAGCGGCACAGGCTCAGGCTCGATTGGTTGAAGCGGAAGCCGCCACAAGAGCAAAACACGCGGATTATGACGCGGTGATTGAGCAAATTACATCTGATCCTAGACTAGCCAATAACCCAACGATTCGCCAAGCATTGTTGGGTCTGGATAACGGCCCTGAGATTGCTTACACACTGGGGCGCAATTTGGATGTTGCTTACCAAATTGCAAGCATGAATCCCATTCAAGCTGGCATGAAGTTAGCCGAGATTATCGGCACACCGGCAAAACAAGCTAGCAGAGCGCCGCAACCCATACGCCCGATTAGTGCAACAGGTAAACCACCGCGTAACGAGAAATCCTATTCTGAAATGAGTACCGAGGAATATATTGCAGCGCGTAATGCTGAAGATTTAGCACGTCGCCAGGCGATGATGAAACGTTAAAAGTTTACGTTCCCACCCCTCTTAGCCCGTCGCAATGATGGGCTTTTTTTTATTTTGATTTTGTGATATAAAAACGGCACGTCTTTCTATCTTTTTGCCGAGATAGATTGTCAGGCAGTACCCTGGTCATTCGAAGGATAGGCTCCTACCGGCGGGAAAAAACATAAGGCTAATCACTTTATCTTTTTTCGCTATTACAGGAGTCACACCATGGCGAGTAACAATCTGCTGACTATCAGCATGATTACTAATGAGGCCCTGCGAGTTCTCACCAACCAGTTGGTTTTCACCAAAGCCGTCAACCGCCAATACGATAATAAATTCGCTATTGAAGGCGCGAAAATCGGCACTACTATAAACTGTAGGAAGCCACCGCGTTATGTCGGTCGCTCCGGCCCCGCGCTTCAGATTGAATCCGCAGTTGAAACCTATGTTCCGCTGACGCTGGATACCCAGTTCGGTGTGGATATGGCTTTCACCACTCAAGATTTGTCTCTGAATATCTCAGACTTTTCTGACCGGTTCATCAAGCCAGCCGTTGCAGCTATTGCAAACAAAATAGACTACGATGGTTTGCAGCAGTTCAAGAACGTTTACAATCTGACCGGAACTGTCGGCCAGCTTACCGGCACCCCGACGTTGGCTCAGGCGACTAAGGCCATTCTTGACGCACGCGCTAGACTAAATCAGGAAGCCGCTCCGGTTGACGAGGATCGTAGCTTCATCGTTGATCCGACTATCGAAGTTGGTATCGTCAGCGGCTTGACTAACCTGTTTAATCCGGCTGGCACCATTTCGCGCATTTTCAACAAGGGCGCGTTGGGCGATTCTACGCTAGGTTTCAACTTCGCAATGGATCAAAACGTCGGCAACTTCACTTCTGGTACTGCCACCGCGTTCACCGTATCCGCGCAGGCTGGCGGAAGCGTACAGAACAACGCGCAGTCAACGTTCACGCTGGCGGTTTCCTCTACATCTGGCACCCTGACCAAAGGAACCGTATTCACGATTCCTGGCGTTTACGCTGTCAACCCGCAGAACCGCCAATCTACCGGCGCATTGCGTAACTTCGTTGTTACCGCTGACGCACCTGGCTCTAGCACTTCACTGAGCATCTTCCCTGTTCCAGTGTTCAGTGGCCAGTTCCAGAACGTCACTTCCAGCACCGGCACTATCGGTTCTGGCACTGCAACCATCCTGTCAGGATCTACCGGCGCGGCTGTATCGGTTCCTAACGCATTGGCGTTCCACAAGGATGCTTTTGCTCTCGGCACCGCTGATCTTCTGCTTCCGCAGGGCGTTGACATGGCTGGTAGGGCTTCCGCCGATGGCCTGTCTATTCGTCTGGTACGTCAGTACGACATCAATTCTGACCAGTTGCCGACACGTCTTGACGTGCTTTACGGCTGGTCAACGATCTATCCTGAACTTGCTACCCGCGTCACTGGTTAATTAGGAGTATCTGAAATGGCAAATCCAGGCCCAAATATCGTAGCCGAATCCGGCATACGCGCTCAGTCAGTTGTTGGTTTTAGTATTACCGGCACTAGCATTAGTGCAAACCTTTCCGCAGAGTACACCGTCACCATCAATGGACTTGATGTAAATGACTTTGTGTTTGCGGAAGGTTCAACGGGTAACGCAACCATCATGCTTGGCGCTTATGTTTCAGCGGCTAACACGCTGAAAGTGCGAGTGCTGAATCCCACCGCTGGCGCTCTTACGCCAGGCAATACGGGTTATACGCTACTCGTTGTTCGCGCATACCCGCTGCCATCCAGCACCGTTGACTTCCTCGTGAACTCACCGGCTAACTCTGGCGCTATACCCCTGAGCGCATAACAGGGATTGAACGGGGGGAGTTCGCTCCCCCTTTTCTTTAATTACTGAGGTAATCATGGACTTTCCGACTGTAATGCACCATCCACACCGTTATGACTGGTCAGTTGTAATTGAAGATATTGCAGAATACTCACGACTAGCTGCAATCGGATGGATTTCTAACACTGATTGGCACTCTGGCGTTAAAGAGTCAGCCGATATTGTTGAAGAAGTTAAAGAGGAAGTAAAAAAGCGTGGCAGACCGCGCAAAACGGATGACGAATGAAGGAGTTAATCGCTCTACTATTTCTAGCGCGTGAAATTGCTCACAGAGAGCATCTTAAAACGCGATCATTTGCCGCTCACATATTGATGAAGCCGTTGCAACCTATCAAACGGCGCTGTACAAACTGAAATTTCTATCCTGAGATAAACCATGCCTGAGCAATATACTGTACCCGTTCAAATTCCAGCGATTGATTCTAATAACGTCGCTGCATCGCTGTCCGGCACCGTTAGCAGTGCAACGGCGGTGGTTTTAGACACGTCTGAAATGGCTTACCCGCTGACCGTTACGATTAAGTGTCCGTCTGCAACCACCGGAACGCTGGAATTCTCTACCACTCCGAACGCATACGCGAACGCAGGAACCGCAAACTGGCAGTTCTGGCCGAGTGGTACAGTAGCGGCTTCAACGGCTGTGACAGACGTTTTTAATGGCCGTTTGATGGCATTGCGTATTAGTCGGGCTTCCGGTTCCGGCGCTGTGATTTACGAGGTGACAGCATGAGTGGTTGGATTGGTTCGTGGGGAGTTTCCGCAACGGTTGCTGATTTAACTGTTACTAACAGTCAAGTTATAGCAGTCAACACGTCAACCAACGCATTAAGAATTACGCAAACTGGTTCAGGTAATGCGCTGTTGGTTGAAGATGATACTAACCCTGACAACACTGCTTTTGTTATCAATTCTACAGGTAACGTCGGCATTGGGCAGCTTTCTCCGGCTTCAAAACTGCATATTCGACAGGATCAAGACGGCACCACTAGAACCATTATTCAAAATAGGAATGGTTCAGGCACGCCATTGTCAGAACTAACCTTTATAACCAGCACTTTTGATTTTTCAGATAATAGATACGCTTATATTCAGTCAGGCGGCGGCGGCAACACGTATCTTTCTTTTGGTAATTCCAATGCAGGTACGCCTAATGAAAGGATGCGGATTGATAACGTCGGAAATATCTACGGCACGTCCGGCAACACAGGCATGACGAGTGGCTTCTTCTACATTCCAGCCGCTGGTGGCGCACCCTCTGGCGTACCAACCGCCGTAGCGGGCCGCGTTCCGATGTATTACGACACCACTAACAACAACTTTTACATCTACAACGGCGCTTGGAAAAAAATACTGCTCGCTTAATTTGTAAAAGCACCATCGGATTAAAGCATGTCCAATCTATCTAATCAGCAGATAAATCAAACCTTTGACGGGTTATTGCAAGTCCCTGGTGGAATTACGTCTACCTTGAAAACCGTTCAAGATGGAAACGGCAACCCTACCGGTTTGCAACTGAGTAGCAGCGGTGCAAGTGTAACGACTTCTAGCACTTTTGCTGTATCCAGTGATGGAACGCAGTTCGCAAACGCAACGCCAAGGCTTATTTCTGATGGTTTTGGCGATTGCGTTTCTGTAAAAGATTTTGGCGCTGTAGGCGATGGAACAACCAATAATCTCACAGCATTAACAAATTGCATTGCGTCTGCGAACGGAAAAACGATCTATGTTCCCGTGGATTTGGCTGGTGGTGATTATGCTATCACTTCTGGCACGCTTACGATTCCAAGCACTGCCAGATTTTCGTATGAAGCTGGCGCAAGAATTTACGCAAATGGAGGAACCGTTTCTAATTCTGGAAGAAACTTTTATTTATTTGCTGGCGGCACTGGCGAAGGACTGGATAACCAAGAAACCAAAGGTTTCGGTATTGAATTGCTTGGTGGTAACACTGGCACAGCGTCCTCCTCTACGCTTCAATATAACAGAATCAAAATTGCATCCGATCAGTTAGACGCATCGCCTGATGCAAACGGCACAAAAGTAGACGGATTACTTGTTGAACATTCTTTTGGCGGCACTGGTACGCAAGGCGGTAGGCACGCAATAGAAGCCGTTTTGATTCAAGATGCTATAACTGAAAGCGCAAATCCTGATCGTAACTATGTTGGCGTTGTGGGCGTATCACAGAGCGCAACTGGCGACGGTGGTACTAGTTCCTCGAATCCGGCATTAGCAAAAGGCGGATATTTTGGAGGTAACTTCTACGGTCGAATATATGCCGGAGCGTTAAATACAACTAACGTTACCGCCGCTGAATTTAACTCATCTTGTGCAACTGGATCATCTACCTATTACAGGTCAGGCATACAGGTAGTGGGTGGCGGTAATGTCAGAGGCACGCAAACCGACGCGGGCATTGTTCTGTCTAATTTGCCGTCAGCAACGGTAACATGGCGCAATGCAATTCGGATTGCAGCAACAAATGGCGGTCACGCCATTGGAACTGATAGCACTGTTTTAGTGGCGCAAGCGGCCAGCACAGTAGATAGAGGTTTTTCAATTCCTCAATGCACCGGCAATGTTTTAGAATCTGGCGCTGTTACACTCACAAATGATTCTTTTGCGATTGCAGCAGCTAATAGTCACATTGATCTTGGTTCTACAACTGCATCTGGTTCGTCATATATTGACTTCAACACGTCTGGCAATGCCATAGATTATGATTCAAGAATTATTGCATCTGCCGGCACTGGTTCAGTTGGTAATGGCGTATTAGCGTTCTATTCTGGCACTGTTCAAATACAAGCCAATAGCTTTACAATTAACAGCGCAATCGCTCCCGCAACTGACAACACGCGCAGCTTAGGTAATTCATCTTTTAGATGGACTGTTGTTTACGCAACAACTGGCACAATCAATACCTCCGACGCTAACGCAAAACAAGATATTGATGATTTGAATGATGCTGAAATGCGCGTAGCTAAAGCATTAAAAGGAATGATTAAACGGTTTAAATTTAAAGATGCTGTAGCGTTAAAAGGAAGTGAAGCACGTATTCATGTTGGCGTTATTGCTCAAGATGTAAAACAAGTATTTGAGAATGAAGGATTAAATGCAGAAGAATATGGCGTTTTTTGTTCTGACACATGGATAGACAATGAAGGAATTGAGCATACTCGGCTTGGTGTAAGATATGATGAATTGTTTGCGTTCATAATAGCGGCGCTGTAAACATGGCTAAATACTTCACCCTTGATCTGGTTCCACAATCCGGCGGCCAATTAGGTGCGCCAGTTTATGCTACGGTTTATTATCACGGCACAATAACGCCAGTCACGTTATTCTCTGACTTAGCGTGTACCACACAGATTAACAATCCTGTTACTGTAGACGGCTATAACATATCGTTTTACGTTGCAGACGGAACGATTGAGTATGATTTGTTGGTTTATGGCGGCAATGTTACGCGTCCGGTAACGATTCCAAATATCTGGTCATTACCTGGCCCCGTTTGGGTTGAACTGTCAACGCTGTGGGCATCCGAACCGCACGTTTGGGCGTGGGTGAGTCCGTATACAATCGCCGTTAAGACAGTTCAAAACGTCGGTCAAATGTATACCGGCAACGATTTGATTCGTGCCGCTATGAGGCTGATACAGGTATCAGCGGTTGATACTGATCTGACGGCATCAGAATTGCGCGATGGTTTAGAATCACTAAACCGCATGATAGACGCGTGGGCGTTAGAAGAACTCATGCTGTATCAGGTTACGCGGGAGACTTTCCCACTCGCGGCTAGTCAACTGTCCTATAGCGTAGGAATAGGTGGCGATTTTGACACTGTGCGGCCTACTAAAATAGTCGGCGCGTATCTGACAATTAGCACTGGTGCCATTCCTGTTGATTACCCAATGCAGGTTATTGGTTATGATGATTACAATGACATTCGTCTGAAAACGCTGCAAACCAACTTTCCCAGTTATTGTTATTATGAACCGGCGTTTCCTTTAGGAAATTTGTACGTTTATCCGGTTTGCGCGGTTAACAATGAAAGCATAACATTGACCAGTTGGAAGCCGCTTGCAATGATTGCTGATCCCACCGCAACCGTTAGCCTACCGCCTGGTTACTGGGAAGCTTTGGTATTCAATTTAGCTATTCGTATTGCTGAAGAATACCAGTTTAATATACGGCCAACGACTGTTGCATTAGCCGAATCAGCGTTGAAAAAGATTAAACGATTGAATCAGCGCACTCTGACGCTGCAAACTGACGTTGCGCTGATGAATACTAGTCAGTTGCGTTACAACATCTACGCAGACGGGTACGGGCGCTAATGCCTAGCACAATCAAACTGCCAATACTCGGCCCAGGCGTTGATGGACGCTCTCGCGCTATCACTGCTCAGGTTCGCCAGAACATATTCCTAGAAGTCAAAAAGGAACAGGATAAAAGCGCATTAGTGGCTTATGGCACGCCAGGCTTAAGGCTATTTACTGACTTCGGCGGTAATCCAGCACGCGGTATGTGGTGGTTTCAAGCGTTAAACCTGTTATACGTTGTAGTCAATAACGAACTTTTTGAGGTTCGTGGTGATGGCGTAAGCATAAGGCGCGGTGCGCTGGCTACCGGATCTGGCACCGTGTCCATGTCCGATAATGGTCAACAACTCATCATTGTTGACGGCGAAAACGGTTACATATTTCAACCACAAACTGCTTCATTGGCGTACAGTCGCACGCTTACTCTGGTCACGGTTACAGAACCGCTCACAAACCGCGTGACAGGCGATGTTGTAACGATTGATGGCGACGCTAACCTTCTCGGCGGAAACTACACCATAACCGTTACGGGCGGCAACGAGTGGACGTTTAACACCGTCGCCAGCGGTAGCGCGTCCGGCACTATTAAGGTTGTCAACAACTTTAGAGAAATAACATCCGCCAGCACTGGCGTTGATTTTCCTGGCGCTAACACGGTCGTTTTTCTTGATTCGTATTTCATAATCAACAATCCTGGTACCAAGCAATTTTGGCTGTCAGGGCAGTACGATGGACTCTACTGGGACCCGCTGCAATACGCCAGCAAAGAAGCGTACACGGATGATCTGCAAGCCGTAACGGTGGACAACGGAAACCTGGTTTTGCTTGGCGCTATATCGCAAGAATACTGGCAAAACGATGGCGGCTTTCCGTTCCCGTTGTCACGTATAGCAGGTTCACCAACTGACATTGGTATCGCGGCTCGCTGGTCAATGGCTCGATGCGGCGGTCAGCTATTCTATTTGGGACGCACGCGGCGCGGTGGATTGTCGGTCGTTAAAATTCAAAACTACCAGCCTGTTGTTGTTTCCACGACGGACTTGGACTACTTGTTTAGCCAATACAGCAACCCAGGTGATGCTATCGCGTTCAGCTATCGCCAGAATGGACATGAGTTTTATCAGATTTCATTCCAGCAAGAAGGCGTAACGTGGCTTTATGACGACACCACGGAAGTATGGTCGAAACTGCAATCAGGCCATGACACGCGGCATTATGGGAATCGCGGCACTCAATTTATCAATCAAGCAATAACCGCCGATTATCGCACCGGCAAATTGTATTATCTTGACCCTGAGCATTTTACCGACAACGGCGAGGAAATAGCGCGGGAATTGATAACACCTCACTTTTTTGCGGCTGACTCATTCAACAAATTGCACATCTATCGGCTACGGTTAGATATGGAGCAAGGCACCGGCCTAGTGACTGGTCAAGGCTCAAATCCTCAAATAATGTTGCAGGTCAGTCGTGATGGTGGCTTTGCTTACGGAAATGAGATGTGGACTTCATTCGGGCGCATGGGTGAATATAACAAGCGTGCTGAATGGCGTAGGCTTGGCGTATCGCGTAACTTCGTGTTCAAGTTTAGAATCACTGACCCTGTAAAAGTAATCTTCATTGCGGCGGCGGCAATGGCAACTCAGGCGGATAAATAACATGGCATCATTAGCGGAATTGTTCAAAAATTATAATACCAAAACATCAAAAAACAATTTAAAAAATTGGCTTGGAAATAGTGAACACATTGACGAAAATAAAAACCCTTTAATTTTTAGAAATTACGGATTACCATTTAATAGGCTTGATACAAGCAAAGGAAAGTTTGGTGGAATTTTTGTTTTGCCAGCAGAATTAGATGCTGAATTTCATAATAATAATAATAATCAATTAGCAAATTATTTGTACTTAAAAGGCAATTCAGCCACATCTAATGACATAGATGATTATTTTCGCGATGTCAGATACGGAAGAAAAAACGAAAAAAAAGAATTTAATTTTTTAAATAATGTTATTGGAAAAAAAGTAATAAACGAAGATAATATAAAAGATTTAGCAGATTCAGTCACCCAAGAAGGATTGCTGGAAAATATACAAAATATTGCTAATTATTATGAAGGTGATGATTTTGCTTTAATGCAAAAGTTAAGAGGATCAATTGCAAAACGTCTTGGATTTTCTGCGGCAGATATGTATGATGAATATGCAGGAAACTCCAAACTTATTGTAGACCCTTACGCAATCAAATCAGCTACAGACAATACAGGGGAATTCAACCCAAAAACATCCAACATTTTACGTAGTCACCCAGCAGCAACCTTAATGGCCGCTGGCGGTTTGGCTGGTATGGCGCGTAGTGCGCTGAATGAACCGTATGATCCCACTAACCAATATGCTAAGTATGGCATGGAAAGCCCCATGAGTTATGGTGATGTTGCATCAACCGCTGTAGGCGCTTTGCCTGGTTATGGCGATGTTTTAACAGCAGCACAGTTGGCTGATTTAGCGTCCAAAACGGATTGGAAAAAAACAAAACGCTCTATCATGGATATGTTCAAATGACATTCCCTCAACCACCATTTCAATCTGTTGCCACTGACGCAAACGGTATCATGCGCCCGGTGTGGAAGCAATGGTTTGACCGTGTGCAAACGATTCTATCGGCTGTCATAGGTAACGGCGCAACAACTGACCGTCCAACTAAGTACGCTTTCATTGGTCAGCCGTACTTTGATACCGATCTTGGTCAACCTGTATTTTGGAATGGTACGACGTGGGTTACATGGTCAGGCCCAGCCGCACAAAAGGCATACGGACAGTTCTATGATAACTCTGACCAATACGCAGCTAACACTACAACGGCTTATCCTGTCGAACTAGATACGATTGACGGGCATTATAATGTCACTGTTGTGGCGCTAACCCGCGTAACATTTGACGTTGCAGGTGTGTATAATTGCCAGTTTAGTATTCAATTTGTTAGCACTGAAAACAATGCAAATCAACCGTCAGAAGTTAACATTTGGTTTAGACTTAACGGCGTTGATATTATTGAAAGCAATAGCCAGTACACAATCCCGAATAAACACGGAAGTCATGACGGTAAACTGATTGCAGCGTTAAACTTTATTCAAGCGGTCAATGCTGGCGATTATATTGAATTGATCTGGCAAACTGAAAACACTAACATCTCAATTCAAACTTTACCGGCAAGCACAACACCAACAACACCGGTGACACCCAGCGTTATATTTACAGCGATTCAAATCTGAGGTCAGACATGTTGAAAAAAGGATGCAGCAAGGAAACCATAGCCAAGAATATCAAGACTGAGGTAAATGCGAAAAAACCGGTTAAGCAGGCCGCTGCGATTGCTTACAGCATGGCGGGTAAGTCTAAGCCTAGCAAGAAGAAATGAGTCAGATTACCGAACATTCAACTGCTAGAACCAAAATCCTTGCGCTCGAAAATGAGATTGCAAAACTTCCTAGCGTTGAATGTCCGTTAAAGCATTACTTTGCTGATGGAGTTTACGTTCGGCAAATCTTTATGCCAGCAGGTACATTTATCACAGGCAGAATCCATCTGCATGAACACGTCAACATCGTGTCGATGGGTAAGATAACGTGCTACACAGAAGAAGGGCGCAAAGAGATTAAAGGCCCAGACACGTTTATCACTCCACCAGGCACAAAGCGCGCATTGTATATCCACGAAGATACAATATGGACGACAATCCATAAGTTAAGAGGCGAAGCTGACCGTGATATTGCAGACATTGAAAAGGATTATGTTGTCGAAACATACAGCGAATTTGATATGAAGTTTTTGGAGAATATATCATGACATTTGCAGCGGTAGCAGGTACGGCGGTTGGCGCTATAGGCGCTGGCGTTAGCGCGGCTGGTCAAGGTGCGGCGGCTGGTCAGCAAAACAAATTAGCTAAACAGCAACTGGCATTTATCAAGCAATTATATGGTGAAAGCGCAGGAAGGTTTGCACCGTATCTGAAAACAGGACAGCAAGCCACCAAAGCATACCGCGAACAGATGCGAGGATTAGCCGATCCTGAGCAATACGCGCAGTATCAGACTGATCTGAGCCAGTACCGCACGCCGTACACCATGGAGCAGTATCAGCAGTCTCCGCTGTATACGCCAATGGTGCGCAATCTCGCGGAACTGCAAGCAACTCCTGGTTATCAATTTGAACTTGAGCAAGGCTTGCAAGCACTGGGACAAGGTGCAGCAGCACGCGGTGGATTGCTTTCAGGCGCTCAACAAAAAGCCGCTATGAAATACGGACAAGGCGTTGCTTCTACTGGTTTTCAGAATGCGTGGCAAAGAGCGCAACAAGCTTACGGCAGAGCATTTGAGCAAAATCTTAGCCAACAGCAGCAGTATGGCACGTCACAACTTCAACAAAACCAACAGAATTACGCGCAACGGCTAGGATCACGCGCTCAAGCGGCTGATATTTACGGCGGCGCGGCTAATCTTGGCGCTCAATCAGCGGCTAATCTTGGCAATATCGGTACTAGCACCATGCAAGCATCAGCGCCGGCTTACAGTGCCATGCAGCAAGCAGCAGCAACTCAAGCAGCGGCTCCCTATATTGGCGCTGGCGGTATGCTGAACGCGATCAGTAGTAACGCTGGTTCTATTTATAACGCAGGCAAAGATGCAGGATGGTGGAGTAAATAACATGGCTGATTTAACCGAACTTTACAAAACCATTGCAGCATCAGCGCCAGATCCATTAGCGTGGCAAAAAGGATTGGTTGGCAATTATATATTGCAAAATGAACAGTTAAACCTGCAAGAAAAACAACGTCAGATTGCAGAGGAGCAACGTTTGCGTGAATTGTTTCAGCGCAATCAAGCGCCAACTGCGGCTGAACTTGGCGCGATCAGCCCGTCATTCATGCAGCAATATGGCAGAAACCAATTTGATATGATGAAGCAGCAATCTGAAATGCAAAATATGCAATCTCAGATTAGTGAGCGCGTCAACAAAATGGCAGCAGGCGCATTAGGCGCTAATGCCGATCAGTATGACGCGGATATTGCATCGGGCATGCCTCCTGCCATGGCGCTCAACAAGTTTCACACCGCCAACGGTAGCGCCATTCGTCAACTGCAAGAATCCGGTTTACCGATTCCACCAGGCAGCTATGATCCTGAGTCTATTACGCCAGACGCAGGCCATAGGGCGGCTCAGCAATTTGGCATCATGACAAACCGCACCAAGGCTGAATTAGAAGGCAGATCAGCAGAAGCGCAAACCTACGCGCGTGGCGGCGCTGAACGACGCATGGGGCCAATGCCATCATACGAACAGCGTTATGGCGGCGTTGAAATGACACCACAAGGTGCAATGTATAAGCCACCCGTTCCAATGATGCAACCCGCTGAAATCCCGCAAGGCGCACGCTCTGAGGCGCTTACGGATGCAGATATTCAGATGATGCAACAACAGTTTCAAGCATTGCCAAATGGCAGCCCTGAAAAAGTCAGGATCGGCGCTATGTTGGCCGATGCGGTTAAACAAAGGCTACCCTCCGGCCAGTTTATAACGCCAGAACAGCGTCAACAAAGGGAGCGCAAGGCTAAGGTTGAAGAAACCACAGCAATTGAAGAAGCTAAAAGCGCAGCAGGCAAAAAGGAAACAGCAGAAACCAAAGTTTCAACGCTAGAGACATTGCCGCCGATTGAATCAATTAACGATTTGATTGATAAATCCATGTCTAGCGGTTTAGAAGCTAGAGTGAAAGGCATTACATCGGGTGAATTTGGTAGGCAGGATGAATCTTTTACGGCTACGGCTGAACTGCAACCCATTCAGGCGCAAATCAAAGGATTAGCCAAGTCATTAGTTGGCGCTGGCGCTATTTCAGATTACGAACAAAAAATGATGGAAGGCGCAGCTGGTGCAATTGCTGATCCTCGCACACCAACGGAAGCACGCAAGGCGGCGTTGCGTGTGGTTTATGACATCAATCAAAAAGCCATAGCAAAATATCCGGATCTTTTACAAAGATTAGAACGATCAAAAACAGCATCCGGCCCAACAATTGGCACTGTTCAAGATGGTTATAAATTCAAAGGCGGTGATCCGGCGCAAGCTAACAATTGGGAGAAGGTACAGTAATGGCTAAACCGTGGGAACAATATAGCACTCAACCAAGCGGCCCTTGGACGCAATATCAACAACCGTCCGTTGAGTCATTGCCAAAACCAGAATATCAGCCCAGTAAATATGAGTTTCAGGTTGATATATCGTCCCCGCGCAGTGATACCACAATGGAGCGGATAGGCAAAGGCGCTTTGATTGGCTTACGCACCGGCGGTAAAGGCTTGAAAGGCTTGATGGCAGGTTTTATTCCTGGCGCTGAATTAACGCCGTCTGATATTGCTGAACTTGACCGGATGAAGGCTTATACAGCAGAAGCCGGATGGCCAGCCGTCCTCGGTCAAACGCTTGAGCAAATACCGCAATACGCAGCAGCAACCAGTCTTGGCCCCGCTTCAATGATTGGGCGTGCGGTCAGTTCTGGCCTTGTCGGCGGATTGTTAGCGCCTGAAAACAGAATGACAGAGGCAGGATTAGTTGCTGGTGGATCTATGATTGGCGAAGGTTTAACCGGCCTGGCAGCAAAAGCAATGCGCGGCCCAGTCGCTCAAGAATATGTCAAACCGCTCTGGGAAAAGGGCGTTAAACCCACCTTAGCGCAAGCGTTAGGCAGCGGATGGAAAACAGCAGAGGAAAAGTTAACATCAGTTCCGTTGGTTGGTTCAGCAATTGAAAAGGCGCAAAGACGTTCACTTGAATCGTTTAACACGGCATCATTGCAAGGCGTTATTGATGAATTGAATACGGGACTGCAAGCAACATCATCCTCAACCGCTGTCATGTCTCCACAGTTGCAAGGATTGACGCAAAAGTTTACTAACATTGGCGACATTGAGCCAGGTTCTAAAGGTTTTGAGAAAGTCTATAAAGCCGTTGGCGATGTTTACAATGATCTTGCTAAAAACTCATCCGGCGAATTGACGCCAGAATTGCAAAATTCTTTTTTGCAATTGCGTGATATGGCGGGACAGATTGAGCCAAAAGCGCAATCAAAGTTTGATGCGTTGTTGAAAGATACTGTTTTAAGTAAAATCAAAGATGGTCAACGCATACCTGGCGAAACCTTAAAATTGATTGACCGCGATCTGGATAAGCTGATTGCGAGTCTAGAGAATCCAAATAAAGGCTCAACCGATAATTTGCTTGGCAAGGCTTTTGAGCAAGTCAAGGCTGAAATGATTGGCATGATGGAACAACAAAACCCAGGTTATGCCGATATTTTGCGCAATGCGGATGCGGCTTATCGCAAATTGGCTTTGCTCGGCAAAGCGTCAACCAGTTCAGTCGGCAGTGAATTAGCCACTCCAGCTAATCTTTTGCAGCAATTACGCGCTGAAGACACTTCATCCTGGAAAGGCGGGTTTGCAATGAACAAAGCGCCGTGGACGGATTGGGCGCGTCAGAATCTTGAGTTGATGGGGAATAAGTTTCCAGAGTCAGGAACCGCTGCTCGATCTTCTATTGCTGATTTGTTTGCGGCTGGCGTAGGGCATCAGTTGGGCGTGTTGCCTGAAGCGTTAGCAACTTATGCTGTATCAAAGGGAATCTGGTCGCCAGCAGTGCAAGATTTTCTAGTTGAGCAAGCCATGAGGCAACCAGGCCCAACACGCGCTAAAGCGGCTATGGGACTGGCCGGCATGGCACGTCCAGCATCTACTATCGGCGCAGCTTATTCAACTAATAGGTAAACCAATGACAACCTACCTTTGCCCAATACTCCAAGATTCCCAGTTTACCGATAACGGTAACTTCCTTGCGTCTGGTTTAGTCTGGTTTTATGAAGCCGGTTCAACTACACCACTAGCGGCTTACACAACGCAATCAGGTGTATCAACTTGGTCTAATCCAATAGTGCTAAACGCACGCGGTGAAACTGGCGGCACAATATGGTTAGCGGCTGGTCAGGCTTACAAAATAGTGTTGGAAAGCCCACCGGAATACGGTGACACTCACGGCGTTGTGATTAGCACTTTTGATAATGTGCAGGGCGTCAACGATCCGGCCTCACCTACCGGCGGAACGGCTCAGAACTGGTATACCTTTGCAGGCTCTCCGGTTTTTGTGTCTGGAACTCAATTCACGTTAACCGGCGATCAAACCAGCACGTTTCAAGTCAATCGCAGAATCCGCACACAGAACAGCGGCGGCGTACGTTACAGCACAATCACGGCGTCAGTTTATACTACATTAACAACTGTCACAGTCGCTAACGATTCTGGCGTGCTAGATGTTGGCCTCAATAGTGTTGACTATGGCTTGATTGAAGTTGGCAGTACCCCAAGTATTCCGCTAAATCAGCGGCTATTTACGACAAGTTCGCCTACCTTTGCCAGCGCCACCATCCCAACATTGTTGGGCGCTGTATCGGCTCCTAGCGGCATTACTGGCAACCTTACCGGCACAGCGTCAGCAACCAGTCAAACTAACTTTGCAACATTGACACTTGCGGGCAGTCAGGTGTGGGCAAATAGCAATAACCCAGCTTCGTTAGGTGCGCCAGGTTATGCCAATCTAGCCAATGGTTTGCAAATTCGATGGGGCAGCGCAACATTCAATACCACTCCTGCAACCACATCATTTGCTTTAGCGTTTTCTAATGCTTGTCAATCGGTCACGGTTTCAACTCAATCATCAGGCACACCAACGGATGCAAAAGTTGTTAGCGGTAATAACGTTACAGCGTCTAGTTTTGATGCTGGTTTAACTCGCGTTACAGCCGGCGGCGCTGGCACGCAAACCGGTTTCTATATTGCTATTGGGTATTAAAATGTCTACATATTACTATGCACCGTCAACTCAAGGCTTTTATCTTGATGGTTTGAATCAACACATCCCAGACGATGCAATCATTATTACCGAACAAAAATGGATGGATTTAGTATCAGGTTTGGCCGCTGGCAAGGAAATCTTTATTGTTGATGGCGTACCTGAATTGATTGATCCACCCGCACCAACACCAAGTGAGATTGTAACGGCTCAGGAATCTGTTGTACGCGCTTATCTTAACGCCGGCGCGGCTCAACGGCACTATGACAGCATTACAACAGTGTGCAGCTATTCAACTAGCACTAATTCAGTGTTCAAGGCTGATGCGGATGCGTGTATTCCTTGGCGCGATGCGTGCTGGGAACATTATCTAATTTACGTGCAGACTGTCGCCTCTGGTGCGCCCGTGTGGACTGATGCAGAACTGATTGCGGATCTACCTGTTCTGGTGTGGCCCAGTGTCTAGGTTTGGCGTTGCGTTTTCTGAACCGTCCACCTGGCGCGGCATCGTGTGGATTTTAACCGCCGCAGGCGTGGCGTTAGACGAAGAACAATCACACGCCATTGAGATTGCAGGCGCTGGGATTGCTGGCCTAATTTCAGTCTTTTGGAAGGACAAATGAAAACCAATGAGGCAGGATTGGCGTTAATCCGTCAGTTTGAAGGTTGTCGGTTAAAAGCGTACAAATGTCCGGCTGGCGTGTGGACTATTGGCTACGGCTGGACGCATGGCGTTAAACCCACCGATCAATGGACGCAGGCCCAGGCCGAGGAGATGCTGGTAAAAGGATTAAATCAATACGAGAACGCGGTGCAATCAGCTATTGGCGCACATTCAACTACCAGCAATCAGTTTTCAGCATTTGTAAGCATTTGTTACAACATCGGCGCGGGAAACTTTGTAAAATCATCTATGTTGCGTCACCACAAAGCCGGTGATTATCAAAAGGCCGCTGATGCGTTTTTGCTTTGGAACAAGGCTGGCGGCAAAGTGTTGAATGGCTTAATCAAACGGCGACAAGCCGAACGTGCGTTATATTTGGAGGATTAGCTAGTGTCCGATGAAAACCTTAAGATTATAGACACTAGCGAATCACTGACCAAAGAGGAATTGCAAGAACTTAAGAAGCTGGCGGCATTGTCAAAATCCGCCAGAGTGTTTATGAGTTTAGTGTTTGCAATCGTTGTGTTTGTGGGTTTTGATAAGTTGTTTGAATGGTTTAAGAGTTCTCACAGCGTGGACTAATGCTGTGATGTTTCTCAGCAAAACGGACGCCAAGAATAAAAAGCCAGCATCCGCTGATGCGGTGATCGTCCTCTATTGCTTTTATGTAAGCCTTCCACGCATCATCATCCGTCAACGGCTTTCTTTTCGGCTCTGGTCTGAGGTAGAGAAGGACTGGCTCGCTGAAATTAATTCCCTCGTCATCCAGCAGTTCAAAAGTGCCATCGGAATGAATTAAACCCACAGGTTCCGCTTCTGGCTCGGCGTCGAGGTAAGAGATGATTTCTTTAATGGTTTTACCAAAAACAAAGCCATGCTTGTCCCACTCTTCAACAACGCGTTTCAATAGTTTGGTTGCGTTACTCATTTTCTATTTTCCGGCGCAATAAGTCTGAAAAAGTTATGTTGATATTGTTTTCACATCTTTCATCTATTTCATCCACGTAAGCTTCAACAACTCTTTTTACTTCGTTGCGAAGTTGTTCATCCGTTAATTGCGTTGTTTGTAAAGGATAAAATTTCGTGCCAGCCAAATGCAAGGGCAAATCAAACTTAATTTCAATACAATCCTCATCGTGGTGATAGCGCAACAATTCTTTTCCAGGCGGAGTAATATTAAATTCAACAAGCTCGGTGGCGAGGAAAGCGCAAACTTTATCCCTCAACCACAACGGCAGTTTTGAATCGTATTCAAGGTCTGCGTAAATCTCCTTTAGCAGTTCGGTTGCGTTACTCATTTATTAACCTCTCTAACCCACTTAATTATCACTAAACCTAAAATTAGGACAAGCAACGCTATAGAAACACCAAAAAGTTTTTCTAAAATCATCATTCTTCTTCCTCCCATTTAACGTGGACACAGGCTTTTCTATATGAAGTTGCTTTTTCATCCGCTATTTCTTTAGTGGCGTGAATGTAAGCTTTGTGTTCAGTTTTGCTACTGTAGTAAACATTCACCCACCCCTCCCTTTTTACAATCTTGGGTTTGATGCGATATTGACAATCTTCATAATACGGGGGTACAAGCGGTGGCAAAGGATACCAGCCGCCTTCTTCCAGATATTCAATTTCTTCACCCGCCGCCCACGCAACGATATAATCATATTGTTTGTGCTTAGTTCCCATTTTCTTCCTCCATCGCTTTCAGCGCGGTTATGACTTTAATGACGGATTCCCATCCCATGCTTTCACCGCCTTTAACAAGGTCTCCCAACGCCTCGACCAATCCGTTTACTAAGTCTGCGCGGATATATTGAGTTACATCACCATGTTCGCCACTAGTGGCTAAATACTGAAAGTTAAAATCATACCAAATCTTCTTCGGTGCTTTGTTCATGAAATCAACCATACGAAAAATTTAACGACTACGTACACGGCTCCTGCAAAAGCGCCAGTTAACGCACCAAGGAATACAGCTCCTAATAAAGACGTAATAGTATCGTTCATTTCATCCCCCTCCCAATTTCGGCAGCGGCTCTGACTATAGCTCTACGAGTTGCGGCGTAGGGGTTTATGTCTCGCAATTCTTCAAATGGATACCAGCAATCATCGCTGTTGTCCCAATACTTACCGGCATGAACAACTGGGCGGTCATGCTTCATCATGTAGGGTGGAAAAGAAACGTCTATCCAAAGCTTCACCGCAAGGCGAAAAGCGTCACCATCGTCATATAGGGGGTTCCAACCGTCAACCGTCCAATAATCCGCACTTATTTCCGCAGCTTTCGCCGCCAGTTCTAATAGTTCTCTGTCGTTCATTTCTACATACCTCATTAAAGCGCCAGCACTAACGCGGCTGGCTATGCGATTTTACCTTCGCCGTTTGATATTCAGATGCGGAGTGTTGTAGCCGAAGCCGTCGCCGTCGCCGGACCCGTAACAGTAGCCGGAGCCGTAGTTGTAGCCGGAACCGGAGCCGTCGCCGAAGCGGTAACCAGAGCCGTAACCGTAGCCGTAGCCGGAGCCGTAGCCGTCGCTTAAACAGTAGACGGAGCCGGAGCCGGAGCTGGAGCCGGAACTGTAGCCGTCGCCGGAACCGTAACCGGAACCGATTGGCATAAACATCACAATCCCCAACCAGCTTCGACTGAAACAGAAAAGATTTCTGAACCTTCTGGAATATCTACACCTGTCGGCATTGGCTTGATGGTCACCTTATCTGACTTAGGGTTTTCGATAACACCATCAAACCCAATCGATTGCCACCGTAACAACCACACTGCATTTGTCAGGTATATGCGCCCATCCCTGCGTTCAACATCGCCCGCGAATATCCAGCCTCTATCGACGACTACCACAGCCCTGTTCCCAGTGCTTCGGATTACTGGTGCATACTCCACACCGTTTATAGTTACATTTTCCACACTTGTCTCCATTTAGTATTAAAGTGCCAGCACTAACGCGGCTGGCGAGCGAATGGGTGCCGCCCCAGTAGTTCCAATACTCCCATTAAAAATAGGTAAGGGCGGCATTAAACTTAGGCCATTAAAGCGGCCCAACTGATAGGGAATAATGGCTCTATTAACGCGCTGATTTCTTGCGCCACGTCTCGCGTTTCCTTCTGTGCGTGTGGGTCTAGTCTTAGCTTGCACACCCGAGCGAAGAAAACCAACGAGCCTGTCCATATCCACGTGGTTTCACAACATAAAGGCAGCACCGCCCGCGCTTGCTCAGGGCATACATCATGTTCAATTAAACGTTCGTATGTGGCTAAACAAACTTCCATCAATTTATTCATGTATTCCTGATCTATTTCTACAAACTCATCGCTTGAGCCTTGCTTCACATTCTCTGCGGCTCTGCGCCATTTGGTAGGCACATCTAATACGGGTGCGGTTGACACATACCGCCTACTAACTTCGTTTACCACACCTCCAATCTGATGTTTAGCCAACTGACGGGCTACATAAATAGGCATTGTCACCCTGAACTTGATTGCGGTATGTGCGAACGGCGTCCAATGTTTATGTTTTGCTAAGTAGTGGATAAGCTTCTCGTCTTTTTCTGACAAAATAGGCGCCCAGTTCCAGTCAAATTCCAATTCAGATTCTTTGTCAAAAGAAACTCGCGCCGCATTAACTACACTCCTATCGTCTCCCATGTGGTCAAGTAATTCAACGCGCATTGTTATCAGCCTCCGTAAGCGCCTGTGAAACCGCATAGCGCAGATTAAAGTGCCACGCTTTGGTCGGTACAGAACATTGCTTTTCTTCCCACAGTCGACGGTAAGAAGGGTATTTGATGGTGCCACTCGGCACTACGCACCTGACATAAAAGTCATCCTTAGATATACAAATCAATCCTTTGCGAATTGACACTTCAACGCCAGGTAGTTGATTGATTGCGGCTAATACACGTTGCGTGGCTTGATTGGTTTTTCCGTTACTCATGACGAAGTCCGTTAGCGGCTTTCGCAAAAGCGGCTGATATATCTAAGAAAAGATTATGTAATACTTGTGTGTTGTCGGCTGGTTGTTGTTCAAAAATATCAGGTTTCCATTCAGGTCTGTTTGTTATTGTAAAATTCCATGCGGTTTTGCCGTCGGCACTCACGCCGCAGACAAGCACACCTTTATCCCTCATGTAACACAACTTGGCGCTAATAATTTTTCGCGCTTTTTTTGAATCCATGTGTTTGTAAGCGCCGTTTTTTACCAACTCCAAATACACTTCATGCGTAGTTGCCGGTCGCGGCATGTTTTTTAATGTTGTTTCCAACAAATCATATATTGTTGATTGAGCCATCAGTATTCCCATTGTGTTTGTTAAATTGCCAACCCCTCACATTCTGCGACTCACGCAGCGCACTCGACTGGCTCCGGCGATGGTGCAAACTCCACCGGCTGGTTTTGTCCTTGCATCAGAGATACAGTCAAGGCTCCATATGCCGAGACTTTTGTAATAAGTGATCTAACCGGCTAATGGTGCGCTCAATCTGCCACCACAAAATGCGGCGGCGGATAGCGCGTAAGATTGGCGCCGGTTTAACGGCCTTGGGTATCATTAGGCCGTAAGTGTCTAAAACATCCCCCTTCATGGGTAAACGACTCATTGTGTCGCCCACAAAACCAGAATGATCCCGAATGATCCGCCCACCACAAGATGAACGGCAACGGTCAAGAGTATATCTTTCATCTCAACCCCTCAAAGTTTTAGTTATTGCCAAATCGCGATGGATCCGGTCAATGTTTGTGATTCTGCCAACCATGACATAACCCGCCATGGTGTATCCGAACGTACCTGCGGCGATTGAAGCCGCCAATGTTGAGACTAAAATAAATATAATCATCTTAATCCCTGTTGTCGTAGATATAAAAATCTACGGCCTTGAAGGAAGGCTTTTCGCCTTCGGGAGCGCGATTGGCGTTTTCAAATACGCCAATGAGAAAACTACCGCACAGCCGCATAGCAGCGGCTGGATGAACGACAACGACTCCATCGAATGGGCCGTTTTCATGGCCCATGATGTCGGTGACGTTGACGCTGAATGCGTCGCGGTCGCCTATCGGTACTAAAGTAATGCCCTTGTCAGAGGCCAGTTGGGTCTGGCCGTCGGTGAGGGTATGTTGGCTAATAAATGCGAATCTCATTGTGTATCTCCGGTTAATGCGCCGTCCTTGGCGCGTGATGATAAATGCTTAATGTGCCAGCATGCGCCAGCCGTTTTTGTATTTTTTGCATACGATACCGCCTTGGTACCGTATGGAAGCACGCGCTTCGGCGTGCGTTTTGAATCTGCCTTTTAGGGCAGATTTGCCGACTTCAGCTCCACTCCAATGGAGTGGGGAATAAACTACGCTGTATCTGTTAACCATCTGGAGTCTCCTTATATTTGCTTCAGCGGTATTGCTTCGGCTTGGTGAGTACAATACAACTACACCAAAGTGTCGTCAACAACTTTTTTGCTAATTTCGCCACCAGGAACGAAAGTTTTTTATTGCGCTAATGGTTGTGCGCGAAACCTCAAACTTGCGCCCTACTTCCGCGCAGCTTATGCCGTCATCTAACAGACCGCGAATGAGCGCCACGTCATGCGCGGTTAGCTTGGCGTGGTGATGAGTTTCGCCGTATGTCGGCATCAACCGTTGTTCACGCTCAAACGGTAATTGGCGTTGCGCTTTGATTTGACGTACCTGGATCAACTTGCATTGTTTGCACCAGGACTGTAAATATCTTCCCTGTTTTTGTGTATAAAAGTCTGTAACCGGCTTAACTGTCCTGCACTTGGTGCATTGTTTTGAGTCCATGAGCGATTCACCACCTTGTTATATTTTCCGTCACGCTTGTATTTGATCGTTGTGGGCGGAATGCCTTTGTTCAAGTTGCCAGCCTGGCGAATCAGGTCATCATCTAAACTCGCGTCAGCCTGTTGTGCAATCGTGACTATTTCTAAGCGTGACTTATGGCCAGCATAGCCATCATGAAGCACGGGGAAAAATTCGGTTATTGGTTGAACGTCCATCCGGTCACTGTAGTAACGCACTGAGAGCATGTGCTTACCGCTGGCTTTACTAATGTACTTCTGCCAATGCCAATCAATGACAGTCATCTCAGTGGCTTCCAGCCCCATAATGTCGGCATCACTTAACCTAAGTTCTTTCTTTTTTTTAACGGGAAAAACCGCGTCGCATGACGGGCATGTACTTGTTGAGATGGCGACAATCTCATTACATTCCTCGCACGTTTTAGTTGGCGCTTGCCCGTCGCCCTGCTTTGATTTATTCGGCGGCTCTACGGCGGTTATAGGCCCATGTTGTTCAACCACACCGGCAAAATCCAGCACTAAACAGTGATCCGTGTGTGACTTCGGACGCAAACCACGGCCTGCCATTTGCACATATAGCCCTGGCGACATAGTGGGACGCAGCATCGCTATCAGGTCAATGTCGGGATAATCAAACCCAGTAGTCAGAACATTCGCGTTAGTCAATGCTTGAATCTTGCCAGCCTTGAATTCTGACAAGATCCGATCGCGCTCGGCTTTTGGAGTGGCTCCTGTGACGCACTCGGCGGTTATGCCTTGCGCCTTGAGTTCGCTGGCAATGTGTTCAGCGTGTTGCACTCCGGCGCAAAACAAAAGCCATGCTTTGCGATCACCTGCTAATGCTTTGATTTCATTCACTACGCGCTGGTTAATGACGTCAACGTCAACGGCTTTTTGTAACTCGCGCTCTATGTACTCACCGCCGCGCTTATGCACGCCTGTCGTGTCTAACTGTGTTTGAGTCACTTTTGACCGCAACGGCATCAAGTGACCCTTGGTTATCAATTCCTCAATAGTCACCGGTTCAATTAAGTCATCAAAGATTGCAGGCTTGTCCGTTATCAAACCGTGTCCCAATCTGAACGGCGTAGCAGTCAACCCGATCACACGCAACGCGGGATTGATAGCCGACAATGCGGCAAGCAACGTCCGATAGCCGCCCTCATCGTTATGATTTACAAGATGACATTCATCTATAATCACTAAATCGACATGCCCGACTTGATCCGCGTGTTTCCTGATTGACTGAATCCCTGCAAACGTAATGGGTTCTCCGAGTATTTTCTGGCCCATGCCTGCGGAATATATTCCCATAGGCGCATTAGGCCAATGCTGACGCATCTTTTGCGCGTTCTGTTCTATCAATTCCTTAACGTGCGTCAGCATCAAAATTCTAGTCTCAGGCCACGATTGCAACGCATCTTTACATAAAGCGGCTATAACGTGACTCTTACCCGCGCCTGTCGGTAAGACAAGACAGGGATTACCTGAATTGCGGCTTAACCAGTCATAAAGCTGGTTTATGGATCGTTGTTGGTAATCCCTTAACATAAGCCACCCCATTGTTCAGCCATTGCATTTGCTATGCCTTGATACGTTTCACTACGCTTTTTCCATCTATCTTTTGACGGCGCTAATTTGTTTTGCCCGCTGGCTGTTTGATTACCTCGCCGTGTTTTGTTGTCACCATGCAGCATGTTAGTTGGCCGTAACGGTGGAAGATTTTTCAACCATAAACATGTTTTTTTGCTTGCGTCATCCCCAAACCACCAAGGCTGAATTATTTGATCAGGTTTGCGAATACGGCTTGATATAACAGAAACAGGATTTTCTAAAGCAATCTTAGGTATAGGTGCATTTAACAAGGTTTGCACAAAAATCAGTGCATCTTCTGTTAGCTGCGGGTCGCGCAATCCTCGCGTAGTCCAGTGCATGCCGGACACAGATAAATACGTACAAGGCGGATGGAATACAGCCAAATCCCACCCATCATTAAGAAGTGTCATAACATCACCCTGAATGTGATAATCAGAACCATCATCTGGCGTCAACAAGTCACACGACCAAGCGTCGTGTCCAATATCCCTGAACGCTTGCCTTACTTTGCCTGAAGACTCACAGCCGACTAACACCTTCATCCAATTACCCTCCCATTCAACACGTCACGGATTGACTCGCTAGTAGTGTCAGGATTAGCGCACGCGCCAGGATTTGCAAGTATTTCACGGCTAGAAAAAACAAACGCATCAGGCTCACCGTTACGCACTGGTTTTCCGTCGATTTCAAACGTCAATTCATGCTCGCTGTGATCTATCATTTTCCATTGCACCAAATCAGGATGCAATAAATGAGACTCGCAACCTGTGCGTTGAAACTCAACAGGAATCTCAGAATTATCATGCTTGGCACACGTCCAGGTGCTTTTGTCTGTCGCAGTTGAATGGCAACACGTCCTGCAATTAACTTCTTTTGTTGTGTGACTCTTGTGGCAAAAGTCATAAGCCGCGCACATTTTGCAAATATACCAACTAGGATCAACGCTCATTGGTTCCGGCATACGGTCAGATTGCACCAAGCGTTTACCGCGATCTATATACCTTTGTGCTATTTCCTTATTAAGTCGCACTCTTTCTGTATAGATTTCGTCATTATCTTTACATATCGCATAATACAACGCTCGGTCAATCTTTAAACCGAGCATATACAGTTGCATTTGTATGTAATGTTGCGGCTTAGATTTTTCTACGCCATTCTTTTGCAAGTCATCAAATGACTTTTTGCTGTGCGTCTTGCACTCTAGCACGTGATATTTTAGCGGCGCTTCCGGTACGCCGGCGGTGATAACACCGTCCACGCTTCCTGATATGTGCCAGCCAAAGTCAACCGATGATTGGCGGTCGCTAACTTTGACGCCAACGGCACGCAAGTCTTGCAAAATGGTTGATTCCTCTAGCTGGCCTCTGCGAAACAGCCTCAATATGCGTCCGTCGAATTTTTCAATCACGGCCCACCTGAATGAGAGCCACAAATAGCGGTCGCAAGGATGGCCCAAGATTGAACAACCCATGTGCGGGCGCGGCGGCTCTTGCGTATCGGCATGATGATGGTCAATCAAACCGGCCAGCGTGATTTCTGGTTCAGGTATTTGCATTAGAATAAATCCTTTTGTTTTTCTTTTAACTTCACTGAATCAAGATTTTTGCACGCTATGTCAAAATAGGATTTCTTCAATTCAGCGCCAACAAACTGACGTCCCATGTTCAATGCAACATAACCCTCGCTACCAATTCCGGTGAAAGGCGAGAATACTAAATCGCCAGGATTAGACCACAACTCAACACACCGCTCAATCACGTCCAACTGCAATGGGCATATATGGCGTTCTTCGTTTTTTTCTTTTGCTAATTTGTAATTCAGCACATTGGTTTGATCTATGTCAAACCACACCGGCGAAGCGTAACGCTGCCACACAGCAATCGAATACAATCTTTGTTTTTCGGTTTCACTTCTAGCGCGTCCCCAATCTTTTGTTTGTGGAGCGTTATAACTTGATCCAATGTAATCAAAAAACCGTTCTTTGCCTCGAGTAACGGCTTCCCAATCTTCCTCGTCTGCCCATTTCCTCATCACAATTATGTAATCAGCCATGCCCTGCCGCGATGCGCTAGAATCTTTGCACAACTGTTTGTACAAAAGTCCGTGGTTTTTAGTGCGTTGCATTTCTATAACAGGATCTTTCCAAATGGTCACGCGGCTATGATATTGCCAACCTTTTGATTCATACATTTTTATAATTTCACCAGGAAAGTCGCGCAAACCGGCGGCACCATCGCGGCCCTTGTACATCGGCAAGTCTTTGCAATGTATAGCGGTCAATCGTCCTGGCTTTGTTATTCTGTGCAATTCTTCGGCAAGGTAGCTGTAATGCTCCATAAATTGACCGTCATCGGTACTGTTTCCCATGTCGTATTCTGAATCTGAATAGATATACAGATTAGAAAACGGCGGCGAATACACGCTAAACCCAATAGAATTGCTGTCAATCATCTTAGCAACATGAACGCAATCGCCATGGTGCAAAGTCCAATTGTCTGATTGAACAGTTTCAAAGTATGCAACGTCGTTCATTTGAGTTTCTCTCTTGTGATAGTTTGCAATGGCCTCAACCATGGCTTCTTTCATTTCGTTATGCTTTTGTTCTTTTGCTTTGATAATTGCAAGAATTGAACTTTCAGAGTCAGCGGCCATGACGTAGCTGTGAACTTCTTTAGTTTGACCAAATCTGTAACATCTACGAATTGCTTGGTAATAGTTTTCGTAAGAATACGATAAACCAACAAAAGCCATATTTCTGCAATGCTGGAAATTTAATCCCATGCCAGCGATTGACGGTTTAGTAATCAATACTCTTGTTTTTCCGTCAATAAATGACTGCAATGATTGTTCTTTTTTGTCAACCGTATCCGATCCGCGCACGTCAACGGCATCAGGAATCAAACCCTTCAACGCATCGGCTTCATAATTTGTATTGCACCACACTATCCATGACTCATCTGAATTGTTGACCAATTCAGCCACCTTAACGGCGCGTTTATCAACCGTTAAACGTCCTTCTTTGTGTACGCTCGTCGCGTTGATCGTTACGTTCCTGAACAATTCCCCGTCGGCTGGCGGCAAGTCATCCGTGTTAATTCTGATAAATTCCTGATTCAATGGCGGCAAATTGTAGGCGCTTCCGTCATAGCCTAAATCAGCCGGATTGCTAATGCACATGGCCCATGACGCCAGCCATTCCCAAAACTTAGTAGCCGCGTGTGGCTTCAACACATATGCTCCGGCTTCCATCGTGTCGTTTTGAAAAAACCGCATAATCATTTCATTGCTTGGCATGATCCCCAAAAATTCCGCATGATTGCCAAGTTCTAAATAATCGTTAGGCGATGGTGTAGCAGTGCAAGCTAATCGGTACGGCACCGGCTGACACAACTCAATCAATGCCCGCTTGGTTTTCCCCATGTAACTTTTCAAAATACTGGATTCATCAAGCACTATTCCGCCAAAAGTTGAAATGTCAAAATTATCAAGCATTTCATAGTTAGTGATGATGATGTTTTTTTGTATTTGTTGTTGGTTTCGACAGTATTGAATGTCAATCCCGAATTTATTGGCTTCATTGACTGTTTGTAACGATATGCACAATGGCGCAACAATTAACACGCGTTGCCCTGTATGCCTCACAACCTCATCGGCCCATGACGTTTGCATGATTGTTTTGCCTAAACCGGTATCGGCAAAAATAGCAGCGCGGCCCTTTTTGACGGCCCACTCGGTAATATATTTTTGAAAATCAAACAAGTTGTTGTTTAACGCAATTGGCGCATGGCCAATTGTGATTTCATGTTGTCTTTTTTGTTGTATAAAATTATCGTATTGCATGTTCGCACCCTATATAAAGCCATCCTTGGCTATGTTGATTATGTTATTTCTTTGCCCAAGGCGGTGATGATGCGCTGGTTGCTTGCGCTGGCGCACTGCTTGGCATCGTAGGACGCGGTATTGCACTTCCCTCTATTGCTTTCCATGCTCGAATGTCGTTCCCTGGCCCGTATTGTTCAGATTGCGTAACCTGAACCTTTATGCTCAGTTTACCGCCGATGAAGTCATCAGTGTCTCTCAAGCGTGACAGGCCGATGGCTCTCATAATGTCACCAAGTTGCTGGCGGCCGATTTCCTCGGCCTTCGGATTGGCGTTACGTATGTTTATGTTGCCGAACACGAAACGGCCAGCGTGTGTCGGCCCAAGCACTTCGTACTTGATCGCAATCATCTTGCCGCCGCTTTTAGTCGGCCTTATTTCTGCGCTGTTTATAGACGCCATGTACCATCCAGCCGGAAGCGGCTCAAATGATGGTTGGCTGACTGGTAAACTGTCAAGGTCAAATGATTCATCTAATAGCATGATGTTTACTCCTTTATAGTAATAGTGAAACTGGGACGCCCTGGCGTGGTTGTAATGGCATCCAAAAGGGGATCGGTTATAGTGTGGTCAGCAGCTTTCCATGCTGACATTGAGAGTTCAGGCTTCCACCTGAACAGTGTGGCAAGATGATCCGCCAAGCCATGTTCGGCGGCAATCTCAAGAAGGCGCTCGTCATCTATTTTGCGGTTCATCCTGCAAACCGCCTTAATGACAATGATTCCTTCTTTGTGCGTAACGGTTCCTTCTTCGTCCTCTTGAATCCGCATGGCTTTCGCCAAATCATCTTCTATTGCGCGGCGTTTTTGTGTGGCGGCCTTTTCGCTGGCCTTAGCGATGAGCCATTCTTGGCTTAGTTTTTCAATGCTCATTTCCCACCTATCTTGGTTATTATTTCATTGAGGTTCGGCGCTTCCCAAGCTTCGAGACGGCCCGATCTATCCTTAGCCGTCCACATGCCGTCACTGTCGCACATGAATGCCCGCTGAGTGTTTCCGTCAGCGTCGCGCTCGACACGCAGTGCCAGCACTTCGTCAAAGAAATAGGGCAGTTGTTGTCCCAACTTCTGGCCTGGCATAGACGGAGCGTAAAGCATGCGCCCCATTTCATCCTGAGACTTTTCAACTTTGGCGG